ACCCGTATGAGCTTAAAATTTGTTTGCACAGGGCGTAGTGCTTTAACTAATTCTTTTAGTTGGTCAATCATATCTTCCTCACGTTGTCGCACGACTTACATATACTGCATTTATTAAACTCAGGCTTCTCGTTCATAGCAATCAGATCAAGTAAGGGTTTACCCGCAAATATCTCATCATAGGTTTGGGTTAGTAAATTCCCTATAACATGTTTAAGGTTGTAATCCATACAGCAAAGAACTACATCACCGTTAGGCAGTAATACATTGCGGTCATAGAATGGTGTAGATGCACAGGTTAAGGCAAAATCATGGCGGGGGGTAATGCTTAATGCTTGGTCACCTACTTGCTCTACATTCAAACTGTCTGCTCTAGTATGTCCTTTCCAGCCAGCCAAAGTGCCAATCATATCTTGAAGATCAGCATGAACCTTGCCTGAACCATCCATAGTCATAGCACCAAAACCACAAGGAAGATCAAGCTGGGTCATTATCTTTAGCGACTCTACCCACTCGTCTGAATACTTCCAGCCTTTCATGTTGCCGTTAGAGTCGGGTAAGTGAAACATAATTACTTCAACTTGTTTAGGATGTTCTTCTAACACTTTCTTAACCCTGTGCGCATCTTCGTTTGTCATGCCGTACAAAGTCGTGTAGATCGCTATGTTAAATCCCATGTATAAGACTTCTTCCAACATCTGGGTGCAGTCTGGATTTGCCCAAGGTTCTGACATACCAGAAAAGTCTATGCGGGTATTCTTTGGTAGCTTGGCTAGAACATGGGTTAAATCTACTGGTTGTAGATATTTAGTCTTATCGCCGTAGTTATCCCGCAAGTTTTCTTGGGGACAAAATGAACACATCAACGGACACCCTACCATCGTAGTTAATTCCATTACTGGCGAGTGGGGGTGATGTATACCGTACTTAGATTTCATCAGCAACGACCATCTATATCTAAATCTTTTACTAACTCTCTTATTCTTTTGGGTTGCTTCTTTGTAAACGACTCGGACATACCCAATGCCTTACTTAAAACGGATACAAACCCCTCACCTATTAGCCAATCTTTAGCTTCTTTATCCAAATCAAGTTGGCAAATAGCTGAACCATCTTTTCTTTCTTTAAGTAGTTTTGTTTTTATTTTCATGTAATACTCCTTACAAATTGAATTGCCCCATCAAGGCTTGGTTCTTTAAGTAGCAACGGTTGCTCATACATATCTTTATACAAACCAAATTCTCTATCAAACCAACCGATGTCATGCAAAAATATATACATCCTTTTAAAGTCTTGGTAATTCATAAATGCTTTGTTATTAAAATCTTCATTTACCGACACATCACCGCTATATAAAGGCACAGTAAGTCCAGCATAAGCATCAATTAGTTTCTCTGTTACATAGCCATCATAGATTGAATTCTCGGGACATAGGCAAAACTTATACTCAGGAAGTACGGTGAACTTAGACTTGCGTAGCGAGTTACCAAACATCAATCCATACCCATCTACTTGCTTGTACTGCGATATGGAATTAAATAAGTTAACCCGCAGTCCTTCGGGGTTGCCAGCGATCATAGCGCAGAACTTATCTTTAATACTCATGTCTAACTTGCGTGGTTGCATCAAGCTTTTAATATTTAGCAACTGCTCATACCCATGATTGTGTGCGTTTGGTTTTCTAGGCTTCTGTTCAAATCCATCCCATGCAAGACGACTCCACCATAGGGGTAAGCGAAAGTTTCTACCCTCATAAGTATCATGGTCAAAAGAAAGAGAATGACCGTAGTTAATAAAGTTGGGGCGCATGTTCTCACCGATATACATAATTGTTTTCTTAGGGTCTGTTTGTGTGTGTCCAAAGACTGAACTAATAATTACATCAGCTTCGTGCGGACTAAGCACATACTCTATGCCATCAAAGGCAGTGCGAAAAAAGAACTCAAAGAAGTCCCCATCAAATGCACCATCCCAAAAGTTAACTATGCATATCTTTTTCACTATCTACCCCAAAACATAACGAGCAAAATACATATCATAAGGCTAACAAAAATAACACCCGCCCAAATCATCCATAATTCCATCGCCTATCTCCCGTAAACTAAACGACTGCCATCATTGTCAAAGATATTTACTGTGCCTTCGTTGTTTATAGTTAAGTACCCCTCTCGGATACCTTGAGCATTGTATAAACCATTAGGGCTATTCCAGTTGTATGCGGAATTCTTCCAGTTATCTGCGTTGTTATTCCAATCGTATACGGTGTTAACAAAGTTATTGGGGGAGTTTTTCCAGTTATACGGTGTATATTCCCAGTTAGGTGATTGTGCATATACCAAACTCATATTGACTACTGCACTAAGTAATACCAATAAAAATAATATACTTGCCCAAAACATCCGTTCTTTTTTCATGACTTCCTCACTCTCTTTTTAATTGTTGTTATGCCGCCTTCTTCGGGTTCTTTCTTTCGTACTTCAAGCATTGCGTCTGCTATTTCCCACGCATCTTTAGCTTCCCAATCTTTGCCTTGGTGCATTAACCCTACTACCGCAAACATAGCAAAGCAATCTCTTAAGTCATTCTCATTCATTAGCACTCTCCATAATTTTTCCCCATCCCTGAATCACAACTAAGTGGTAATGTCTTTGCCCATTCGGGTCTCCACTTCATGCACTCCTCTACATACTTCTTAGCTTCTTCAGCTTCTTCTTCAAGTGCTATACACGCTACCGCATCGTGTACTGTTAGTACAACCTTATACTTCTTAGCGATAAGCAACATCTGTTCTGCAATTACGCATCTTGCAACCGCTTGGCATATATTTTCAACAACCTTTCCACCGTATATTTTAACAAAACCTTTACGAGTTTTGTATTGAAATTGTGGATTACCCTCCGAATCATATACCTTTTCTAAAGAGTCATACCTTTGCCACAACCCACTAGGCAATAAGAACCCCTTCTTTCCAGCATCGAACTGAACGGCATTTTCTACACCGAATGGGGCCCCTTGGTTAGTAAACACCGCCTCTAAACATCTCTGTGCTTGTTTCCAAAGTTGCGGAATTTTTCCATAGGTGTTTCGATACACGCTAATGATACGGTTAGCTTCCCCTTCCTCAATTTCCACTCCAAAAGTTTTGAGTTGTATCTTAAATTTCTTCGAGCCCATCCCGTAACCGCACCCAAGAATCGTGGTCTTACCAACAAAACGTTCTTCCTTCGATATAAGCCCTTCTTCCTTGCCGTAGATAGCCGATGCCATGATCTTGTATACATCCTGTCCATTCTCAAATGCCTCCACTAAATCCTGTTGTCCTGATAGCCAAGCCACAACCCTCGCTTCAATCTGTGCCGAGTCCGCATCAATAATTACATACCCTTCAGGCGCACATATGGCGTTCTTTAGCTTGCCCCCATTAGCACCCCTACTTGGTAGGTTCTGTAAGTTAATCTTGTCATCACCGCCCCACCTACCTGTGTGAGCCGCATAGTATTTGATTGGAACTGGTAACGTACCCCTTCCAGCTATGTCTATAAACCTCTGTGTGCGGGTCTCCTCCAGCGTAGTCTTATTGCCCAGCCTAGCCGCAACCAAAGTCTGAACTCTTGGGTCGGTATGCTCTGCCAGCGCCTTAAATTCCTCATCTGTCTTAGCAAAGGCAAAGGCTTCTTTACCTGTCCTAGCCGATATTTTCATAGGAGGAACTACCCCCAACTTTGATAACAAATCAGCAAACTTTTGATTTGACATCAGATCATCCAAATCTGCACCAGCATCCTCAAGTAACTTCGCCTTCAGATTTTTAACGGTTTCTAGATGTTCTACCAACAGCGCGTGGTCTAGCGTTAGAGTAGGTTCTATAAACATCTTTAGGGTTGTGTCTATAACTCTTAATTCCTTTGTTGGGAAGTTTTTGTGTAATATATTGAACAATTTATAAGTTAACTCCACATCGTTCTTGCAGTATTCTCCATACTGCATCAGGTCTGCTCGTGAAAAGTCTTTCCTATATTTACCCAGCGCATCGAGTACCTCTGTACCTTTCTCACCAATCTGATACCGTTCAGCCAATACTTTTAAGCTACCACCAGCCTCAACTCCATGTATTGCCCTAGCCATGCATAAGGTATCTAAATAACCTCTTGCTTTAATGCCATACTCCCAGTTAAGAATAGCCCCATCAAACTGCATATTGTGTGCCAGCACCAACGAACCATCCCAATCAAATTTAAGTAGTTGTTTCTTGATTGTTTCTCTGTTACCTGTAATCCAAACACTCGGATCGGAATCTTTCTTTACTCCTACACCTATAACTTCAAAACGATCATCACGGATATACTCCTCTGTCGTCAGCTTAGTTAAGCTAAATGCCTTGTCGTAATAAGTTTCAAAGTCGATTGTAATAATGCTCATTGGGCTACACTTTTCTGCTGTTATAAACCATACGTTTTTTTCTTGTTAATGTTATTGTTGACCCGCCATTACCCGCACCAAAAGATTCTAATTCCTCTTGTTCTTGCTCGGTTCGAATTAGCGTGTTTAATACTTCTTTGTTAAACTTTTCCATAAGCACAGGTCTTAGCGCCTCGTCTAAAGCAACTCTATCTTCTGCGCTCATAAACTGTCTAAATTTACCTACTACACTTGACCAGCGATCACCCGTCTCCCCAAATTCTTCGGGGTTTGTTTTAAGTCTTTCAATAAGAATTTTGACTCCGTTTTCCATCATTCCTCCACATAGCTTATTAAGGCATCGAGTTTGAATCCATTGCTTAATACTTTTTGCCTTCCATCTACTTGGTCAAATTTAGAATTTAATATTTTCTTGGTGATAAGCGTTTTCAAATGCATATGCGTAGTCGCTGGGGATGTTTGATTAAACCCATTTAAAACTTGCATGATAGTAACTTTACCCTTGCGTTGTTCCTTAAAGACAAAGTCAAGCACCATCAGCGCCATAGGGCTAATCCCAAACTTATCTTCAATACCTTTTAACTTGCCAACAAACTTATCTATCTTCACGCTTCACCTCGTAGTAGTTATATACATCTTTATATTTAAACTGAATCTTGTCTCTGTCTTTCATCCTAGCTATATACCGCTTGGCAGTAGTGTTACTGACTCCTAATATCCGTTCTACATCTTTAACGGAAAAAGCCCACAACCCATGCGCCCTGTGCAACAGATGAATAATCGTGGCATCACTCGGCTTCGCTCTCATCACATCTCTCAATCAATGCGGCGTACCCACAAATATCTACTAAGTTATCTCTATGCGAGGGGTCATTAGCAAACCTAGCAACCTTAACAAGCATCATCATTGCCGCTACATCTTTAGCATTGATTTCTCTACTATTCGTGTTGTTAATATATACATCCCACATGGTCGCAATAGCCTTGAGATTTTTAGCTGGATGTCCGTAAGTTTTCTCCCGATCACCATAGATAATCGTTGCCGCTTCTTTTAACACACTTAAATCACTCATCACTTCCTCCTAACATATCGTAAATAACTCCCGCATTGGGGAATCCCACCAACAACAGATGCTTAAGCTTGTCTATACCTGAATCATCAACAAGCACCGCTATTCCACCTGTGTCCATAATGTCCATCAAGTTCTTTTCCTGTAAT